GTCAACACGGGTATTTTGATACTCAATCCAAATTCCATCAAATAAAATCAATGGCATAGCTCATGGTGGTGGCGGATTCGGTGACGTGACAGGCGTTTCAGGGCTGATGCCGAGGGTTGCGCGCGGGTGACTCATAACGCGCGGGCGCGGTTGGGATACCCGCGTGTGTACGCACGACACCCCATACGGGGGTGAGCGCGCGGTTCCAATCCATTGAATACCCCCTCGGAAATTTCTGGTCAATATTTTGGGCAGACCCGATCAAGATCAGCACCATCCATCCAGTACCCCCTGCATGGCTCTGCAAGGCGTTCCTGATGCGCAGGCACCACAAGCAGCACTCAAGACTACATTGGCCCTATACGGCCGTACAGGCTGGTTCCGGCGATGAAGCACCCATCGGCACCTCCTTCCTTAAGATCACGACCACCCAATACTACACCACATGCCAAGCCTGGGCACTGGAAAATCGACCAGCAACACCTCCTGTTGTATCCTCCAGGCGCACGCGCTTGTCGGGAACACCATCAACACCCATTCTTCGATTTCTGATAATCGTATCTACAAAAATTGTTGATGACGATCTTGTGGTCTTTATCACAATTGTATCTACAATAATTGCAGTTGATGTTCCTGGAAGTGTCGGGAGAAACCGCGATAGCGGTTTCGACCTCATCACGACATATGATGATTGTATCTACAATCATTGTGGATGATGATCTGTTGATCGTCGCATCTTTTTATCGAATCATCGTATCCGCTCAATGCGATGTTCTTTTTGTGCGGTCTTCTTTGGTGTTGGTGCCTGCTTCTTGCTTTTGCTTTAAAACGCGAAGCGTTTTATGCAGCGCATTCAAACGTTTTTTGTTTGATCTGTTTGAGGGGCGTAAATTTTGTTTCTGGTCGGCTTGTCGAGTCTACCCCCCCCTGTCAACCCCCCTTCCCGTCACAAAATCCAATTCCGAAACGCGTAATAACCTAACAAATAAGCATCAAAAATGGGGGGTTGTTGCGAATCCGTCTCATCTGCGAATATCGAGTGACCGATTTTTGTCTCACTCGCGCAAACTAAGTCATTGGTTTTGCTGTGTTCCCTGACAAAACGGACGTTTTGCAATTGGATATGGTGATTTGTCCCTCGCTAAACGCAAGTGACTTTCATTGACAATATGATAAATGTCTCAAATTTGAGCATTGGTCAAATTATTTTGCAGCCATTTCGTTAAACGTCTTCGGTCAGCAGCTTCAACGCCTGATCGTACAGGGCGTCCCATGTGTGCCGGTGCGGTTTCCCCGGACGCCAGTTGCGGAGGTAATATTGCCACGCGCCCTCGCTGTCTCCGAGCTTCGGCAACGGTTTGGGGTCTGTCCACAACAGCAGGCGGGCGAAGCCGCAAGCCAGAACGTCATCTTCGGCCAGCGCTTCGTTGACCCGTTCCGCACGGGTGTCGCCGAGACGTGCCTGTGCCAGTGCGTGCGCTGTACGCCGGGTGCTCTTGTGGGTCAAGACTCCAAGGGTCCCCCCGAATCTCTCAAACTGCCAGAATCCCCGCGCGGGTCCTCTGATCTGTCGGCGGTGCCGGAACCTGGATTCCTGTAGACCGATGGTCAGCAGCAGGACGTTGGATTCGGGAGTGAAGGGGATGTCCGGCATCCAGTCTGCTGCTTGGGGGATGACGTACTCAAGAACGGCTTGGGGGGTCAAAGGGGCGGGTGTGTTCACGGTGATATCCGGTAAGGGCCTCCACATCTCAAGCTGCGGGGCGTAGTGATGCAGGACGGGGAACCTGACCCCCTGCCACAAGCGGTCTGCCGGTGTCGGCCAGACAGCCGCGACAGACGCTTGCGGGGGCGGTGCGGGTGTCGGTGCGGGAGAAGGGATACAGGCCGTCAGCAAAGCGTGCAGGACCAGGGAGGGACACCGACGTAACACGTCAATACCTCCTGTCGTCAAAGAGATGTACGGGCGCTCAAATCACATCAAGGTAGTTGTCGGAAATGGGGGAGCGCCCGGCGGCGGACTGGATGAACTCCCGGTATTGCTGGTCGAGGAGTTCTTCCTGATAGCGGTCTTCCTCCTTGCTCACGTCGCGGGCCAGTTGGTCAGCCCAGAACTTCACCGCCATTGACAACGCTTCCAGCCGGTCCTCGTGGCGCAGTGCGCCCCGGTCGCGGGTAATGCGGGTCAGTTGGTAGAAAAGTTGATAGCGCTGGTCGGACTTCTGGTCAGCCCGCAGCACGGTGGCGTCCATGACCAGCCGGTGCTGGTTCAGGACAGGCTCCAATGTGTCGAGGATGCGGTTCTCTTTGGAGGTGCCAAAGTGCTTGACCTCCTCAATGGAACAGGGGTAAATCCTCGCCAGCACGCCGGAGAACAATTGTTGGAACATGCCATCGCCAAAGTTGGACTCAATGATGATGGTGTTGACCTGCTCGGCGCGGGCAATGTGGGCCAGGGTGTCCAGCGCTTCCCCGTCGTAGCCGCCTTTGGTGGCACCCGCCCTGCGACAGTGCATCATCCCCCGCAGCATGCCGATCACGGCATAGCCGGTTTCATCGCCACCCCGGCCAGACGGGTCAATCGCCATCACCTTCCCTGTGTAGGCTTCCATCTCGGGCGCGACGTACATCGGTCGGTACAGGCGGTCGCCGGTGAACCCCACAGACGGAATGTCGCCGACGATGTATTCCGGGCCGGAACTGTACACAACGCGGATGGGCGCGACTTCCCGGTCAATGTCCATCACGATCAGGTCCGCCAGTTTCAGCGGGTAGCGCTCGCTGTCGGACAGACTGGCATCGAGCATGAATTGCAGCATGAACCCGGAACGGCCATAACTGGCCTCACGCTCCATCAGGTCATCGTCAGTGAACCGGATGTCCTCGCAGTTCTGCCAGGCGAGCTTGGGATTGGCATCGAACGCATCGGCGATCAGCGGAGCCAGCCGGTCGCCGTAGACGGCGCGGTGCTTGCTGTCCTTGGGATACCGGGCGGGCCAGATGCGGATGCTGTAGCCGCGTTCAGGCAGCTTGTTGTACAGCGATTCCTCGGTCTGGGGGGTGCCCAGATAAACGATCTCACCGCCAGGCTTGAGCACCGCATCCAGTTCCTTGACAAGCTCGGCCAGCTTCTCCCGCTGCACCACCGTCTGCACGCCTTTGGGCGTTTCCACATCGTCGGCAATGATGGTGTCGGCGCGGGAACCAGTCAGTTGACCGGTAATGCCGACCGACTTCACCGAGGGGGATTGGTCGGGCAACGCAGGCCCTACATCAAAAGCCAGGTTCGAGGTGCGTTGTTCAGGCCGTGAACGCAGGTGGTGCAGTTCCGGCATGGTATCGATCAGGCGCTTTACAAACACGGAGAAAGCATCTGCCCGCTCCTTGCTCGCCGAGACCACCATGATCTTGTGCTGCGGGTCTTTCCACAGCAGCCAGCAGGCGTAGGCCGCCGTCAGCCACGATTTGCCCACACCCCGGTAGGCCATGATGACCCGGCGTCTGGGGCCGTTCTGCAAATACTCGCAGATGTCGTACTGGACAGGAGTGGGCGGCGGCAAGCCCAACTCCTTCCAGATGTACCAGGCAAAGTTCTTGAAGTTGGCGAAGGGGTGGCTGGACGTTGATGACGTCCTGGTCATCAATTCACCGTCATCTCGGCTGTCGGGTCAAACGGAAACTCGGCCACCTTGTCGGCCAGTTGGCCCAAGGGTGAACCAGGCACCGGAAGCGCATCGACGCCGTTGTCTTTGACAAACTGGCGGATGACGTTGAGTATCGCCGCCGCGCCCCGTTCAGCCGGATCCACGCTGTCCAGCGCTTCGATGAACACCTGCGCCAGCTTGTTGTGAATGACGCCGATGGTGTCAATGCTCGCTCGTTTCATTTTGAGGTCAGCCGGTTCAGCAGGGGTTCCAGGGCGGAGGAACCCATCGAGGTCAAAATGCACGCCACCGAGACCTGGCCAATAAAGGTAATCTCGGGCACGAAAATCACGATGGCCCCTGCGGCCAGTCCAAGAACGCCGGACAGGATGGCGCGCCCCACTACGACGCGCCAGGTCAAAGGCTCGGTGGACGCCAGCATCTTTGCCAGCGCCACCACCACGCCGACACCGGCCAGGGTGCCTGCGAGTTTGAGTTCAGATTGCATTACGGTTCCTCGTCAGATTGGACAGGGGCCATCAAAATCTCAAGCGCCCGCTCGGTGGTCAGCAAGCCGACCTGTTCCATATACATCACCCCGCTTTGGGTATTGACATCATCCAGATCCACAAACAGCGCCTTGCGCGCGCGCTCTTGAATCACCCGCAGCGCCGCGGCCTGCCCGCGTTGTTCAATGTCGGCGGTCGGGTCGTGCTGTGAGGCCAGATCAATCCCGATGCGCTCTTGCAGGCTGAACCTGTTCTCAAAGGCCAGATTGGAAATGATGCGCCGCGCGGCGGCGGGGGCACTGTCGGGGGGGGGCGTTTCAGTGTCCGGCTCGGGTGGTGCAAAGCCGGTGTCCCCGGAATACGTCCAGCCGATACTCGGGCGTTCGGCAAGCCCGGTAATGTCGATGCCTTCCGGCCAGCCGCTGTCATCGGTTTCGATGATGTTGTAGACCGTCTGGTCGTGGATGAGTGCGTAAATTTTCATGAATCATTCTTCCCATGTGACAATGCAAATGCCGGAGCCGCCGTTCTTGTTTTGATTGCCAGTAGCGCCCCCACCCCCACCTCCGGTATTTGGTGGCGCATGCAGGTCCGTTGAAGAGGTGCCGCTTCCGCCGCTTCCGCCACCCGCGCCGCCTTGTTTTTGCCAATTTGATCCGTAGAGCACCCCAAAGACAGGACATCCGGGTTGACTGCCCTCTCCCGATGATTTCCCGCCGTGATAGTCGTAAAGATATGGAGATATTCCGCCCAATGCGGTCAATAAGGCCCCGAACCGTGTCTCCCCGCCTTTCCCTTGAGAGTTAGCACCCGCCCCAATCGTCACCGTGACAGGACCTGTGACGGTGACAAGCCGGGTGATGTCCATCCCGGAACTGCCACCGGCATACTGGCCGCCCGCACCACCCCCGCCCACGCAACGCACCTCCACCACGCCGCCCGCATCCAGCAGTTTCTGTGAGGGAGTAAAGATGCCGGAGGTTTTGAACACCTGTTGCTGTTTGATCTTTCCGCTTTGCGCACCTGACGGCGCAGGGGTGAGATAACGACCCATTATTCATCCTCCTCAAAGCCGTGCACACGCACTGAAACCCCCGCACTGCTTGCGTATGCGAGGATGGTTTCTCCCGCCGACATGACAAGACCTGTCCGCTCAAGCACGCCGTGTGCGGGAATGGGGGCGTCACATTCGAGATAATCCGCATCGGTCAGTACGCCGTCGTGGAGGGCAATGCTGGCGGACACGGGGGTGTCTGTACGGTTGCACAGGTTGATGTTGACCGTCGCCAGCCTGGCGGCGGGCACGGTGTAAAGATCGGTGTTGGTATCGGCCTCAAGATCGGCTCTGCCGAGTAACCCGGACATATTGATTCCTAAAGTTGATTGAAGAAAAAACGTTGTGTGCGTTTGGGCGCAGACAGCGTGTGCAGTCCGCTAATGTCCGCAGCGTCGTGCGTGTGTGCGGCGGCTGGAAACGTGGCGGGCTTGTCGGTGACATCACCCCATGCGGGTACGTAAGTGCTGGACAGTTTCCCTTCCAGCGCGGTTTGCAGTCCATTGATGGCTGTAATCGCCAGCGTTGGAATCCGCTCTACGTCGAACGTGCCACTGGCAATATCCTCCGCACCCAGGACCACCACACCTGTGCGCCCGGCCACAGACACGACGTTTCCAGCATGGGTCACAATATCGTGTGCTTGATTGACGTAATCCTGGGCGGCATCGCAGGCCGCTTCTGCGCCGGAGCGCGCTGTGGCGGCGGTACTTGCAAATGCGGCGGCAGATGTGGCTGCGCTTGAAGCACTCCCGGCAAAGCCCGCCGCGTCCGTTGCGAATGCCTGGGCAGCCTGCATGGCCGTGGTGGCCTCGCCTGCTGCGGTCACTGCCGTTCCCACATCGAGGACAATCCCTCCCACCGAGGCAGCCGCCGCCTGGGCGCTGCTGGCCGAGGCTTCCGCCGCCGAGGCAAGGCCGGTCACGGTCGAACTGATGTCCGTGACCTGCGCGACCGCGCCGGTCAGTGCATCGGTCAACGCGGTGACGTTCAATTGCAACTGCGGAAATGACGGCAACTCGTGATTGTGGCCCAGACCATCGCTCACCATCACCGTGCCGCTTGGCTGTGAAAGCAACGCGGTGATCTGATTCACATTCGTGTTCCAGCGGTTGACAGCCTTCGATATTTCAGCCGCAAGTGCGGAATTGGATAAATAACCAGGGGTGCTCATAGGATTTCCATTGGGTTAGCGCAGACCGACCATCGAGCCGTAGACACGCACCACGTAGGCGCTCAACCCGGTATTGGAGGCGTAGGCCCGTGCGTAGGAGGAAGTCGCCCGGATGCGGTACGTGCGGGGGCCGTTCACAGGCATCAACACGCCGCTGAACAGGATGGTTTTTTCCATCACCGGACGGGTGTTGTCACTCCCGCTCCACGCCAGGTGCACATAAGGCCCCGTCCGCGTCAAGGCCGGTTGCCATGCGCCCCCTTCAAACACTTCAAGGTAAAGCGACACAACCGCTGTCAGCGTCTGCATTTCCACGACCACATCCAGATAGGGCGTGTGGTCATCACCAATCGACTTGGGGGCAGGCAAGGTAAATTGCACCAGCGTGGGGGTATGGCCGGTACCGGCATTCCTGCCATCGGTGACGTGATAGGTCTGGGCCATCCCCGACCAATGAATCCAGACCCGCTCCTGAAACTGCCCGACAATATTCTGGGCGTTGATCTTGCCTTTGAACATGGCATTGCCCTGGCGGTCAATCCACATCACTGCGTTATCACTGCTCTTGACACCGGTACCAATCCACAACGGCCAATGGCCAAGATTGGACATCTCCGCGCGAAATTCCATCGGGTTGACGACCTGTCCCTGTGCATCAAGGGTGTGGGTTTTGAAGGTGCCGCCATTGAGCGTACCCGCATTGGCGGTGATCGCCGACAAGGTATTGGTGGTGATCTTGTCGGCAGTAATACTGCCGTCCACCAATAACTGCCCGGTAATGCCCACCGTTGATACGCCGCCCACTGTGCCCACCACAAAGGGGTATTTCAGTTGTGTGATGCTGCCGTTGTAGTTAGGCTGGACAATCGCCACCCGGTTTGCCATGAAGATAATATCGCTGCCCTGCCCATCCACCGCCGACAAGCCGATTCCGGCCACCACAGGTTTCCCGCCAATGGTCCCGGCGTTGATCTTGAACGTATACGTAGCCGACCACGCCGCATCCATCCCGGCAATCTTCCCCGCCTGCACGTTGAACTGCTGATGCAGGGCGGCAAAGTGGGTCCCTTTGAAGGCTTCCACCTGGGTGCTGGCGATGGTCTGCGCCTGCTCTGCGTTGACCTTGGTATTGACCTGCTGCTGGACCGCGCCGATGCTGTCATCCACCTGCGCCAGTATCAGCTCCTTTTGCTCGACACGGGCTTCCCCGGCGCTGGTTTCCACCTCGGTGATGCGCTCGTTCAGCGCGGTATTCAACGCATCGTCAGCGTCGGTGAATTGGGTGATGAGCGTTTGCCTGGTGGTCGCCAGTGCAGTTTCCGCGTTGGTTTCGACGGTATCAATGCGGGCGTTGATGGCGAGCCTGGCCACCTCCCCCTCTTCCACGATCTGCGCGTGTAGGGCGGTCAGCGCTTCCACACGGGCACTGACTTCATCGGCGATGGCCTTGTTGATCTGCTGGTACTGCGCCTGCATGCTGGCATCGGCAGTGTCCATCCTGGCGAACAGTTCGGTGATCTGCTCGGCGATGACCTGGTGCAGGGACACCAACAAGGTGATTTCGGTCTCCGCCTTGCTGATCTTGTGGCCGTGATCGCGGCTGATGCCCGCCAGTTCCATCTCGCGCAGGATGTTTTCAATGATGGTCTCGGCGTTGAGGCCAATCAGATCAATCTCCTTGAGCAGTTCCTGCATCGCCTGCGAGCGCATGATCTCTTCGATGATGGTCTTGATGTCGTCGATTGCGCCGCCTGTACCGCTCCCTGGCAGGCCTCCGGGCAGACCACCGACGCCACCCTCGCCGTATTCCAGACGTTCCTGATGGGCAAACAGAAGCTGCTGAAAGCCCTGTTTCAAATCCCGTGCGGGCAGCCTGGCACCGTCACGGTGTTTGACAAACAAATCATCAATCGGGGTGAACCGGCGCAAGGTGACGGGGAACGGTGCGGCGACCAGCCCGGCCTGAGCGGCGATCTCGACGGTCGTCCCGTCAATCCACGCCAGCGCCACGCTGCGGGTGCCGACAAAGGCGCGCACGTGCTCACGCGCGAGGTACTCAAAAGGCACGTGGTAGCGCTCGCCATCCTGTGCCTGGTCGTAGGCGATAAATGAAAGGCCGCGGGAGTGTTCGATCATCTCGTGCAGATTCCAATAGAAAAGCGCCCCGAAGGGCGCTTGTGGGGGATTACTTTCTGTTGGTCCCGTCCGGCTTGTCCGGGAAACCGGCGTCAATGCCAGCCTCGGCAATATTGCGCACGCCGGTGAGATTGCTGAACCACCAGATTCGCCAGAAATCCAGCATCTGCTGCTCGGTCACGTGTTCATCGGCATCCAGCCACGAGCCAATCATGTCAGTGGACGACCACGCTTTGTCAATCAAATCCATTGTCGGGATGCCCATGACGCCGTTCTGCAATCCGGTGGAGCGATTGCCTTGAAAAACCGGGTCTTTGTGCAGTACGTCAAACACGACAAAATCCGTCACGGCAGGAATGAAGCTGGCCCAACTGGACTGCGCCACGCCGTTCTTGACGAAGTTCTCCGTCGTCAATAACCGCTCGCGCTGTTCCTGATTGCCGATGGTATTGAGGTATGCACGCGAGGCCCATCCGATTCCGGCAAAGGCGGTTGACAACACCAGCATCTGATACGTCCGCCAGTCGTTGTAATGGTGAACCGAGTTCAGAAAGTGCCGGGTATAGCTGTTGAACATGAAGGTTCGAAATTGCAGGACGATTCGCCCGGTGACGCTGTGCATCAAGCCGATGGAATCCGCCGCGTCCGCTTCCAGCACCTGGTGCCGGGTGGCGCGGTACATGAACGCAGATAACCGCTCACGGGTTTCCAGAGGCAGTGCCTGGGGGTTGATGTCCTCGATCTTCTGAACGGTTTTGAGGTAATCAAAGACCTGTTTCTGCCCGGCTTCATCAAGGCCCCATGTCCGCAAGCGGTCAACATCGGCCTGTTTGAGGGTCCTGGCCTTTGCCATCTCCATCATCCGCAGCAGCGTTGCGCGCCCTGCCACCCGTTGCAGGATGGCGGTCATGGGAGCCATGCCGGACAGGATGTTGGTCACGTGGTTGGCCGCGTTCAGGGCATTATCAAGGTGGTGCGCCCTTTTAAAATTGAACGTGGGTTGATACATCGCCCCATCTTCGTCAAGACGCAGGAACGGCGGATTGCGCATCAGGTCCGTGCCGGGGGCAAACAACTCCTCCATGATGCGGGCGTCCTTGCTGGTCAAGGTCCCGTCGCGTCCGCGCTTGAGCATGCCCGGAATCTCCGGGATGGAGCGCAGGACATTGCGAAGGCCGCTGTGGGCAATCACCGGGCCGAGCTCGGCAAACATGGTAAAGCCGACCTGGTTCATGACGCGGGAGAAATTCCAGTTGCGGATAAAGCGGCCTATGCGGGATGCAGTAGATGCGGGGTCGGGTTCCGTTGAGCGTCCAAAGGTGGAATTGATGCCGATGTCCAGCATGCGCTCAATGGAGTTTTTCTTGTCCCCGGCCTTTTGGGCATCGTGGTTGACCTGGGCAATAAACCTGTCCAGTTGCGAGCGGGTCTTGATATTGGCCTTGGTGGACAGTGCCGACCACCCGGTGATCTCGCGTAGATAGCGGTTCATCACCGCATCCACGTCGTTTTCCAGAAGATCGCTGACCGCTACCGTCACATCCTCGCCTGCATCATTGCGCAGGACAGTGGTGAAATTCTCGTCCAGGTCAATCCGGCGTTTGGCGCGGTCCAACTTGCCCGCTTCGTCGGCGTTGCGTTGTAGTTTGGCAAGCAGGGTTTTGGCACGCTCCGGGGTGACGCCCACCTCGTCCAGCATACGCGCAATCTCACTCACCGAATCGGCATCCAGCGGGCGCACGAGTAATTCCATACCATCGCCTTCAAAGTGCGCCTGTGCGCGTTTGAGCCACGCCTTGCCGACTGCATCCAGTAATTCATCGTCGATTTCAAGCGCCTTTCCAGATGCTTCCCACGCCTTGCGCAGGGCCGGGCGCAGCAGACCGGTGATGACGGTGTTCTCGTCCAGGCGCAGATCACCGAACAGCCGCTGAAACCCACGGGGATCCCAATAGCGCGGCAGATAGTAGGCGTTGCCCCCGATTTCTGCCCATCCGGGGAGATCGGCATCCTTGGCAAGATTCAACGCATCGCGCAAGGTATCCCTGATGGACTGCGCAGCGCGCTTGGCTTCTGGCGATACGTCGTCGGCACCGCGAACGGCGCGCCCCACTTCCATGCTGAACTGTCCGCGCGCACCAACATTCCAGGGTTTGATGCCGTTCTCTTTCCTGTAGGCGCTCCACGCTTCGTTGAAGCCGCGCCGCCATTGCGTTTCCAGGGTCGCCAGATGACGCTTGGCAAACTCGCTGGTCGATTCCTGCACGGCAATGGTTCTGTCGGTATAACCCACACCATCACGGAACAACAGGCGTCCGGCTTCGCGCACGAGGGGGGATTTTGCGCGCCCCATGCGTGCAGCCAGATCAGGGCGGAGAATACCGAAGTGAGGGAGGATACCCGCGTTGGCATACGCCTTGTCGGTGAATGCCTGCTCCCAATCGGTTTCAGGGCGAATGGGCGTGACGCCGGGCGTCGGGTCGTCGGGAATCCCTGCGAGTTTATCTGCACCCGCAGCATCGCCCTGCAATCCCGCCGCACGCTTGACCGCATCTGGATTGATGTTGTCGGCATACAGGTGCCCCCGGCGTGCGCCAAGAGCACCCCCCAATGCGAAGGACAGCGCCGCCGCCGTGACGTGATCTTTCAGGGTTACTTCGGGGTTGTACTGACCAGAAGCCGCGCTGATCGTGAACCCGCTCGCCGCCGCCACTGTGCCCGATCTTGCCAGGTTGGCAAGCCGTCCGGCCTTGGCCGCATATCCCAGACCCCCAGAGGCAAGATCAATCGGCAGTGCGCCGATGTCGGTCAGTCCTAACCCAAGGTTTCCCCAGAAGCCAAACGCGGACAAGGTGCGTGCGTCCTGCTGGTTTTCCAGGGCACCGTGTTCCAGATATTCCAGGTGTTCTTGCGAATGCGCCTTGCTGAACAAGCCCCACTGTTCTGTAGGGATGCCTAACTTGGTCCAGTGTTCTTCGCGGCCTTTGGGGAAGACGAAATCCGGATCCGGCGTGAGCCGCGACGCGGCATCTTCACGCACAAGATATCCACTGACGCCTTGCCGATTGGCCGCTTTGATGCCGTCCCAGATGCCGGTGGTATCCCTGTGCTGCTCCTGCGCGGTTTTCAAGTCCGCCCACGCCTTGCGGTTGGAAGCGCTGGACTGCGCACTCGGCGTCGGTGCATCGGCCAGGTGTTGCAAATCTTCAAACACGGTTATTCGTCCTGCGGTGTGGGAGGTTCTTTGTGTGTTGCCAGATACACCATGAAATTCACCGGGATGTCGTCGGCAACCCTGTTCCGCAATGTGCGGTTGCGGAGCATCTGCTGATAGTCCGGGCTTGCCGTCAGTGCTTCGATTTCAGTTTGCTTGCTGACAAAATCACGAACATGGGGTATCGGCCTTCCGCCAGGCGCTTTACGGGGCACCCACTGCGATTCTTCCAGGCGCTTCATCTGTTCCTTGAGCGCCTTGTCACGAACACGCACAGCTTCCAGTTGCTGTTTCCAGTCCGTGTACATCGCACCGACCCGCTGCGGGTTGAAGCCAACTTGATTGCCCGTATCCGGGTCACTGATCGGGAAGCCGTCTTCGCCCAGTACAAGCCACCGTTCAGGGTTGTCGAGTGAGGGGTAGGCCGTCAGTGCACCTTCGTCCAGTTTCAAGCGGGACGCAATCCCTCCGATAAAGGCTTCAACACCTTCCTGTGCGTGCGGCGGGATGCTCTGATTGGGAACCCGGCGTCCGTTGAGGGTGGTGAACCCGCCGTCCCATTCTTCCACTGCGGCCTTGATGGCAGATTCAGGGGAGACACCTGGGTGTTCGGCAGCGATTTCATCAGCGCGTCTGCGGATGCCCCACCAGTCACCCTCCGGGCGCGGTACTTCATCACCGTCAAGGGTGATGGTGGCGTATTCCTTCCGGGCGTTTTTCAACGCCGCGTTGACCGCGTAGGCGGCTTCGTCGGCGGCACGCTTGGTCGTGCCCAGACGGTCCAGAAACGCACGGTCATCGTGTCCACCTTCGACCACTGTGACTTGATAATCATCAAAGATCGCAGCCTTACTGCCTGCGGCTTTGTTGGCAAAGGCCGGGGAACGTGTGCGGAGTTGCTGGTACAGTTCGGACTGACCTGCGAATGCATCCGCATCCGTGTATCCACCACGTTGCAGCATGCTGGTGACGACGGTCGGGACGATATTCCACCGCACTGCTGTATCCAGTACATCCAGCACGTCCCGGGCTTGTGGTGTGTTGCCCCGGATGGCTTCAATCACGGCGTTAGAGTCTCCGCCCGATGCGTCCAGCAGTTGCCTGTCAAGCGCTTTGCGTGCGTCCGCGTCGGACAGCCACAAGGGGTTGCGGCGGGCCAGCGCATCCGCTTCCCGCTCCTTGCGCCGTTTCTCGGCGTCGGCTTGATTCGCCTTGACGCCCTGTTCCTGTTTATCCATCCAACGGCGGATGAATGCCAGGCGTTCCTGGCCGCTCAAGCCCAATTGAGCAGCAGCCTCAAAGATGTTGTCATCGCTCAGCCGACCTTGACGCGCCAACTCACGCAAGGGACGCTCAAGCAGGACCTGGGCTTCCTTGCGGGCTTGGGCGCGTTGTGCCTCCTGCCGCGCGGCACCTGTGGCCGCTGCCTTGCGAATGTCATCGCCGTGTGTCCCGTCCAGCCAACTGACACCCTGCTCATCCTTGACAGCTTCAAGCGCTTCCAGCGTCGCTTCAATATCGACTTCGCCAGTGGCCAGCACGTCCGCCACGGCCTTGATGGTGAGCGCGTCCGCTTCGCGTTGATGTAGATATCCAAACTCGGCGGTATGGGTCAGCTCACGCATGCGCTTGGCCATCTCGACCAATGGGACCCCTGCGGCCAATTCTGCACGGATGTTGGCAGTGAGGCTCTCCTGCTGCCGGGCGATCATCTCCTTGACGGAGCCTTCCAGGTGCAGGGCGTACAGGGCATGATCCGCCTTGTCCAGCAGGGCGAGCATGTCCTGCCGCGTCTGCGGGTCCTGGAATGCGGGGTGCTGCAACAACCCGGTTTTGGACGCCTGGACCAGTTCGGCATAATCCGCATCAGGCTCCGCCTGCGCCAGTTGCGGGGCGGTTTCGGCAGTCCAGTTGCGGATTTTGAGCATGCCATCGGTTTTGTAATAACCGCGCTTGTAGTGCTCGCTGGCAACCGCAAGGATGTGCTCCCGGAAGTGATCCTGTTCGCCTGACAACGCTTCCTTCCTGCGCATGTCAGCACCGCGGTTGAAATCCTCTTCCGCCTGCTTGGCATTCTTCTGCGCCATTCGCTGCGAGTAGATATCCCCGAGCATCTGAATCCCACCACCTACGACCCTGACCAGCGACCCGGCGTACCGGGTGGGTTCCTGATCGGCGTGAACGGCGAGGATGGGGCGCTCGGCGCGTCGCGCAGGGATGGCGTCACGGCGGACGATCTCCTGGGGTTTGTAACGGGCCATGTTTATTGATCCTTGCCGATCAGATATTGACCATAGGCACTGCTGCCAGTCTGGATGAGTCCGCCGAGCAGTTCCGCGCGACTGGCGCGGATCCGGCCTTTGGCTTCGGCCCTGACCGCTTGATTGGCGGTTCTGCGGTTCTTGTCGATCAGGGCCAGGTCCCGCCCGGCCTGACCCATCATGTCATCGCCCAACAGGACAATGGACTGTCCGCCCACAGCGGATTCTGCGGAGGAGGCGCGCAGCGAGGCACGCAGTTCGCGCGCTTCACGGATACGCTCATCCGAGCGCTCCGCCGCCTGGGCGTTGACTTGTTCCTGTTGGGTGGCTGACGCACCGGTCACGGCTTTGGCCTGCTGGCGTTGGGCGCTGATCTGCATCGCACCGCCGACAACAGCGGTGATCGCAGGGACGATAAAAGCGGGGTTGCACATAGGGTTTGGTCATCAGGACAAAGGGAAGACCGGCAGGGCCGTAGGGCATCGGGGCTGACTCCTCAAACCCGAGCCAGCGCAGCCAGCGCCGGGAGTTCACTGCACGCACATCCACGTAGTTGAACAAGGGGCCGAACGCATCTGCCCAGACATCGGTGAAGCGGCGGGAAGCCGTCAGGAAGACACGCCTCACTTCCGGGACGTGAATCAACCGGTCTGTACCCAGCAGCCACACCGAGGTCCAGCCCGAGGCGTGAAAGGCGTATCCGAACAGCGCCACCGGAACCCCGCGCCACCGCGCCACCCGGCACAGGTCACTGGCCGTCACCGCATAGACCAGCGCGCCCAAAGGCGCCTGCCCGTGCGAGGCCGCAACCTCGCGCACATCTTCATCGCGCAGGTGTTGCGCAATGTGCGCGATGTCCTCCGCCGTGGGCGGACGGAAGCTGACCGTCATCCCCGGCTCCGGTTGACATACATGCCCCGCCACTGCGCCGACTGAAACCAGCACTGCCAGGGCAGCGTGTTGACCAGGCTGATCTGGACATTGCGTGCATCCCCCAACACCGGAAACCGCCGTGAGCCCGAGTGATACACCGGTGAGGACAGGACAAACTCGCTGCTCCCGAGCACACGGGCGGTATACGCCCCGCTGTGCGCGGCCAGGTATGTCTCCGTGCGCGACTGGCCGTGGTGGGCAATGTCCAGTTCAAAGTACGCGCCGCTGTGATAGGCGACTTCAAGATCGCGGAGTTGACAACGCCCGACCAGCACGGCGTTGCCGTGTTCATCGCGCACAACCGCCCTGGACAGGGTGATGCGGTGTTCGTAATCAAGCCCCGCAATCACCTCACCCCCGGCGTGGTTGCCGGGGACCACCAGGCGGGTGCCCGCGTTGTCCAGCGACCACCTGGCAGGCAGCGAGAGATATGCGCCTGCATCCGGCCAGCCGCTGGATTTGAGCACGGTCAGCGCCTGTCCCGGCTGCACGGCGTAAGGCAGGTCGATGAAGGTCTGATTGCCAAATGCCTGATACACCGGCCTCACGCTGACGTGCCGGTCCAACAGCGGCTGATCGATGAGACTCATGCGAAAGCGCATCAGTTCACAGCCCCCTTCCGGGGTCTGGGCGACCACGTACACATCATCGGCGATGCTGTGGACGTGAACGATACGCCCGACACCGGATAACGCCCACCGCGCCCAGGCGGACTGCTGCTTCTCATCGCCCGCCCAACGCACGAAGTACACGTACAGTTGGTGACGGTTGGGGGTGTCCGGGGCAAACAGCACACAGTGGGCATTGATGGCCGGGGCGAAGGCCCTGACCCGGCCCTGCAAGATCAGCGGCACGTGTGAGCTCACTTCCACCGCCGCGCCCGTGCTCGCCTGATCGTCCATGAAATACTCGCGCACGCGGGCGTGGACACCGTTGTCATCGACAAAATACAGCGATTCGCCCATCAGCTTTGGTCGCACATAAGGGCTGATCTCGTACCCGGTAACGGGCGAGACCTTGACGTACTTCGCCGCCAGGTACGGCTCCGAGGTCAGCATGAGTTGACCACTGGCGGCGGCGATATACAGCGCTGACTGGAAGGAGACCGCGTGATACAGGCTCGCCACGCCGTTCCCGGCCACCACGCTGACATCAATGGGGTCTGAATCCAGCATCGACGTGACCGAGGTGCGGAAGAAATTGAACGGGTCGGAGGTTTCCGACAAGATCACGTTCTCGCCTGATAAAAACCCCAGGCGGTCGCGGTGGACGAACACATCGCGGATGAACTGGCCGGTGAACGAGGGGTCAGGGTTGCTTTCGGCGTCGCCTGCCTGCCGCTCCGTCCATTCGGGAGCACCAAAGGAAAACCAGAAGCCGTCCGCGTGGACGGGATCCGGGATCCGCTTCAAGACGTGCGGCATGGTGAGCCGGTCCAGCCGGTGGGGGATGCCGGGCCTGGCGCATTCGAGCCAGACCTGGGAGGATTGTTTCTGGACGTAGTAGTCATCAAAGGGGGAGTCGTTGGACCCCACCACGGCATAGATCGCCCCTGCGGGGACGGCGTTCCCCGTCTCCCCTTTGGGAAGATCGCTCATGGTCTGGACGCTGCCGTGCAGCGCTCCTGGTGACAAGGCGCTGTCTGCCTGCACGCGCACGCTGCGATTCACAATGAATGTGGTATCGGCCAGGGTGGCGGTGGCAAAGCACGTCCAGGGGGGCTGGCCGCGGGTATCGAGATAGTCCAGACCAGCGCCGGTGACATTGACGGTATATTCCTGCCCGGTGACGTGATCGAACACACGCAGGCTGCGATGACCGACGACCACCAGATAACGCTCCACCTCATCACGGATGATGGAGTGGAAATGGGCGTCGGGGTCGGTGTCGTGCCCCAACCCGGCCACAAACTCTGCCGGTGGACGCTTGCCCGCACCTTTGGCGGCGTGCAGCCAGGCATTGCGGGCGCGGAAGGTCTGGGAGGGCGCGCGGACGGTATCGTCCTGCTGCGACTCACCCCCCAGAAAACTTGGATAGCTGCCGGTGATGAGGGCCATGTCAACGACTCCATATGGTGGTCACGTCCGGGTTGCCGGTCAGATAGTTGTGACCTCGGGCGTAGGTAAAATCCGATTGCTCCATCGCAAAAATCTGATACGCCTCCTGCTCGTGCTGCTCGGTGAACATGTACAGTTGGTCGCTGCCCAGCACGCTGGTCTGAAAGATGCGCGCCGCGCGCACCGCGATGTAGCGGCGGGCGGATTCGGGGAGCTCCTCAAAGGGGAGATACCAGACGACGTAATCGGCGGTGGGCGGCGTGTCGAAGGTGTCTGTGCCGGTGATCGGGTTGATGACCCGCTTGCCACGCAACACCAAAGGGGTGCCACAGCGGGCCGGAAAGAGTTTCAACACGGTGGCCGGGGCATTGACTTTCCGCTGCGCATTCAAGGTGAAGGTGTAGCCTTCCTGCTGGTTGAACCACCAACCCGCGCTTTGCACTTCCCGGCTGGCGGCGTGCAGGGTGTCCCGCGCCTGGGCTGCATAAAGATTGCCCAGGGTGTCCAGACTGTTGATCGGGGACTCGCCGATGGCCGTCAGCAAGGTGTTGACCGCTTCAAGCTCGGTGGTGGGGGCGAACGTGGCCATGTCGAATCACCAAAAAAAAAAGAGGCCATCCGTAGACGACCTCTTGGGGGAAGAAATCCCTGCACCGCCGTCTACCTCGGGTGGAGTGGCCCTCAAACCGGCGATGCAGGGAAAAGAAAATACCCCGCATCCCCTTCTGGGGGAGAGGCGGGGCGGGGCGAGCTTACGACCTGGCAAGCTCGATGGCTCCGCGTGGAGCCAGAGTACCGTGACCCAGGGCATACTTGGCCAGCATCAAGGTCCCCTGACGGCGGGCGTCATAGGCGTCTTCCAGCATCAGATCAAGCAGCTTGAGGGTGCCCACCGCAGAGCGGTGGAAGATGATCGCCGTGGTCTTGCTCCAATCACCGCGATACTTGGGCAGCACATTCGGGGCCGCCGTCTCGTCGGTGTGGGGCAGATTGTTGATCTTGACCAGGGGGATGCGCGCCACCGAGGAGATGATGGCCTGCCCCACCGAACCATTGACTTCCGGGTTGATGTCCCGGTCAATGAGGTCCTTGTTCTGGGTGAGCTTGTACCACTGTGCGGGCATCAGCGCGCCGGTATATTCAGCCGGGTTGTCGGGCATGAGTTTCTCGTCCAGCAACTGCCGCGCCGCACGGAAGGCGTCGGCCAGCACCTGCGCATCATCATCCATGTTGGGCGCAGTGATGACCGCGCCGCCCGGCTGTCCGGCCACCTTGCCGGTGGTGGTGCGCGCTGCCTGTAGGGCACAGCGCAGTTCGTTGCTCATCCGTTGCAGGGCCAATTCCTCTCCCTGTTTCTTGGTGTATTCATGGCGAACATCAAAGTGATTCATCGCCTCATCGATGTTGGCGATGAAGGCGTCGGAGATCAGCATCGGGTCAAGGGTGATGACGGTCTCGTTGTGCTCGACGTTCTGCCCGGTGATCTCGGTGCCCGGCGTGTGATAGCGGCTGCCGATGGTGCCGATGTTGGGGAAGGAGGCAGATTTGCCTGCGTCAATGTCGCGGGTGGTGATGCGCCCTTCGAGCTTGTAGGTCTCAAGGTACGCTGCGATCACCTCGGTGGTGTAGTTCTTCTTGAACAGTTCCCAGGTATCGGAGCCGCCCGGCGTCAAGCCAAGGCGGGAGGGATTGGCGTTTGCCATGTGGTTTCAATCTCGGTTATGAAAACAAAGGGGAGACGGCCAGACGGGCTTCATGTTCCGCGCGGTAGGCCGGGTCGCGCGAGTAGCGGGGGTCACGCACGGCGGCGACCGCCTGTGCCTGGCTTGGATAGGGCTGTACGCCCGCAGCGGCGGTCATGGTCTTGCCGGTGAGCAGGCGGCCATTGCCACCGCGCAGGGCGATCAGGGCTTGTACGGCCAGTCCGGCACGGTCTTTGTCTCCAGACTGGATGGCCTCGTTGAACACGCGCTTGTGCTCATCGCTGACATGGGCCTTAGCCCACTGAATCAGCGTCTCGTAGCCGTCCTTGCCGCCGACCGGGGCGTAGACCGATGCCTCGAAAGATTGCACGCGGGCGCGCAGGCCATCGACATAGACATCAACCAGTTCTTTCGGGAACCCGGCGGCGGCAAGTGTCGAGTACGACTCGGCACTCAACGCACCATGGGCACTGAACTCGGCGGCGAAGTCATCCAGATTCAGTCCTGCCTTGGACAACGCATCGGCGGCTTCATCCTCCTTATCCCCGTCAATCGTGGCGGGGCCAGTGGAGGCGTCAGGCTCCGGCGTCTTGGGCGCGCTTAGCGCTTGGTACGCCGCTTCCAGTTCCTCCACGGTCTTGTACTGACCACCATAGAGACGCTCGCCCTGCGGCGTCTGCGGCGTACCCGCTTCGGTGTGCTTGGCTTCATCGGACACCTTCTGGGCGTCAAGATCAACGATGGTTTCGTTCTGGGCAGGGTGGGACATCAGCGTACTCCGGTGTAGTTGGTGATGACAATCCCGTTGGGCTTGCGGGTCACGACCACACCGGGCGTCGGTGCGGGTGCAGGCGCTTGCTGCGGTGCCTTGGCGGGCTTGTCAGGCTTGGTATCGGGTGTATTGGACATTGAAGGGTTCTCTGGTTAAACGGGGGGAGCCATCGCAGCATTGGCAAGGTTCGGAGCCGCCCGGACCATCGCCTCCTGCATGGCAGTGTGCTGTTGCTCGGCCTGTAATTGCTCATCGGATTTGATGAGACCCTTAGCCGGGATATCCGCCGCTGCCGCCAGACGTGACAGGGCTTCGCCCGAGTCCAGACGCATCTGCACTTCGGCTTCGCCGATCAGCGCCTTGGCCGCTTCGCCAAACTCGATCAGCCGGTTGAGGTCGTGACCCCGGCCCAGGGCGGCAATGCCGACCGTGATGCGGGGCTGTATCAACTCCGGGGGCATGGCGGGCAGCCGATGGGCGCGTTGCAGCTTGTCCAGTCGGCGGCGGATGAGGGGCAATAACAACTGCTCGCCGGACAAGGCCATGAAGCCGGAAAGTGCATCGTCCAACTCTTGGGACAGGACGCGAATCTCATACGCGGTGACGCGCTCGCCGGGACGCTGGATGGCCGAACGCACCCCAAAGATGAGTTCCAGGCTGTGCGAGAGCCCGTCTGCTTCCTGGCGGACAAAATTGAGGTCGTAGGCTTTCTGCAATTGCAGGGTCGAGACATCCGTGGCTTCTCCGCGCAAGACCGCACCAGATTCCGCCTCGGTCAACTGGCGTTCGCGGATGACGCTGGTCGGCTTGAGGAACAGGATGATCTTGGCGAGCGCCGCCGCGCCCTTCCTGATCGCCTTGCGCAACGCTTCGAGCGATTCAAACGCGCCAATGTAGTCGTACACCAGTCCTTCGCCATAATCATCCACCAGGGACGGCGGCGAGGCAAAGGGGATCCACGGACAGGCGTCCAGCGGATACGTGGCGAAGGTCTCGGGAACGGTGATGCCTTCGACTTCCTGTACAACCTCCCAACGCTTGCCACCCTCCCCCCGCTTGACCCAGGTGTACAGGTTCACATCCTGACGCTTGGCCGAGGGGTCGCGCTGGTCTTCCAGGGTCTGCACCACCCGCTGGCGGATGCCCTCCGGCAACAGCGCCGGGGCGATCTTGTCCAGGGTGATGATCTCAAGCAGGTTTCCCAGACCGTCCCGATCAACCACGTAGTGGGTGAGCGGGTAGAGTTTGGGGCGTCCTTCATCGGGGTCGTACAGCAGGAAATTACCACTGACAATCGCGTGCTTGGCCGCTTCGGACAGCACCGGGCGGATGCCGCTGGTTTCCAGATCGTTGATGACTTCACGCTCGACCTCGACCAGGGCGGCTTCCAGATCGGAGCGCTCAACGCCTGCCTGTTCGGCAATGGCATCCGCCACCGCCTGATCGGGCGAGAGTTTGAACACCCCGGCATTGGGCGGCAGCCAGGTCAGCACGATCTTGGCTGCCAACGCGTTGACACACTTGGGGCCAGTGTCAATATACGCCGAGCCGGGCGCGCGCGATTTGGCACCCGCCTCGCTCCACAACCGGGGCAAGGTCTGCCTGGCGCAGCGCCTGGCCCGGCTCTCGGCCTGGCTGCGCTGGCCTTTCAGTTCAGCATAACGCTTCGCGGCGGTCGGTTGCTCGCCGGTCAACGCCATCTCAACCACGGGGAATGGTCAACCCTTGAAAGGCGCTGGCGGTGTTCAAATCCAGCCGCACCCTGGACTTGCGCCGCTGCGCCGCCGTCAGTCCGCCCGGCGCGGTATCGGCACGGGTCAGGACGATGGGGTCTTTCTCTTGTGGTGCCTGTTGATCGACGATTTTTGGAGCCTTGGGTTTACTGCACATCAGCGCATCTCCGCATGTTCGCGTTGTTCCACCTGACGCATCCCTTTCAACCACTGAATCAATCTGCGTTCGCCCTGCTTGAGCAGGAAGGCTTCCAGGGGCTGATCGGGGTTGTAAATCACTTCGGGATATAACTCATCCAGGCGATCAATCAGGTCGTAGGAATGAAGGGGAATCTTCATCAGCAATCCTCAAATGGGGAGCTACGCTCCCCTCCAAGCAACGGCCTAAATTATTTCCCTTCAAAAACAGGCGCTTGAGAGATCGTCCGCGTGCACCTGTCAAGCCGCCCGTACACGCGTCTATCCGCAAGCAGCGGCAGGCGACCACAACCGGACACGGCGGGCTTTGGGGTCATAATCACCGTGACGCACAATCCGCGCCAGACGGGCCTGGGTGAGCGCATCCTCGATGGTCAGCGGGGTCTTGCCGCCGCGTGGAATGCGTGTGGTATAAGTCTCGATCACCGCGCCCCACAGTGCCTGCAAGTGCTGCTCCACAGGCGATTGGCGGTACTGTTCGTGGAGCGGCATCAAGATGTCATCGGCCTTGACGTGCCCAATCCCGGGAAAGCCGGGGTAATTGTCCACGGTATCGCCGGTCAAGACCTGCTTCATCCAGAACAAGTCCGCGTCATGGGCGTCAATCGAACGCACCCTGACATCAGGACGATTGGGGGCATACAGACGGATGCCGGGCAGGGTCTGCATGTCCTTGTCAATCGAGACCACAATCCGGTTGCCCGGCGCACGCGCAGGGTTCGGGTGGGTTGCCAGTAGCCCCAGGACATCATCGCCTTCCAGCCAGGGAATCTCGACGATCTTGTCCGCGAATGCCTCGTACACGAAATCATCCAGTACATGCCACAAGGCAGGCTTGGGCTTGGTCTTGCGGTTGTCCTTGTACGCCGGATAAATCTCCTTGCGGAAATTTCCCCGCTTGCAGGACAGGGTGAGGATGTAATCGCGTGCGCCAAACTTTTCGATCAGATCGCCGATGTAATCTTCAAGCTCGGCCTTGGCGCGTTCGGGCTGGACGGCTTCCACTGTGTTGCCGTCTCCATTCCAGTCAATGGTCGTGGTGTTGGAAAACGCCAGTTGATAGCGCAACACATCCGCATCCATCAGCAGCATGGGGCGTTTTGAAGTCACGGCGTGTCTCCATTCAATAACCGCAGCACCGCCGCCTTGTCCGCGTTGCAGCGCTTGACCGCATCCTCGGCATGTCCGGCAAAGGCCAGCACATCAAACGTGGTGGAGGTGCCATCCCCGAGCAGCCGCATCAGTGAATCGTGACGGCCTTCAATCAGGCACGGCTGCAACAAGGGGTCAACGAAGACGGGCGGCGTCACGCACGCGCTCTGGGATAGGCTGATTAAGCCAGGCAGCATCAGGTGAATCTTCACGGGAAATCTCCTCCAACCGTTGCAGGGCGTCCAGGCGGGCTTGCCGCAGTGCCTGGTCAAACTCGGCGCGGCGGACAAACTCGCTGGACAGGGACGATAAGGTGCGCTGTGCGTGTTCCAACTCCACCACACGGACACTCATGCGGTGGTAATTCCACGCGGCTATGCTGGCGCTTGAAAGGGTAACGGCAAACAGCAGCCCGATCAGCGGGCCTGGGTGGACGGTGTTCATCTCAATACTCCTCGGTCAATGCGTGTCCGCCCAGGTCGTGCCGACCTTGAAGGCCCCGTCCAGAGGGCAGCGGAACTTGAAATGCGCCCCGGCCTGGCGTATCGCCTGGGTACAGATTTCACCCACAAAGGCGGCATTCGCTGCGCTGACTTCGATCTGGAATTCATCGTGGATGTTGGCGACAAATTCATAATCAACGCCAGGGGTGCCAAACTCCGCTTGCAGGCGTTGATCGGCGATGACCAGCGCCTGCTTCATCACCAGGGCACCTGCCGATTGCAACAGGGTATTGAGGGCGGCGTGCTGGCTGCGGATGTGCAGTCTGCGTCCATCCAGCCCCCGCAGCCACCCGCGCTTTTGCGCCGCCGCCTGAACATCCTTGATGAGCTTGTCCAGTGCCGGAAGCTCAGCCAGAAACTGCTTGCGCAGCTTGCCCCCGACGTGGGGGCCTTTGCCCACAATCGCTCCCAGCCTGGCGTTCCCGGCTCCGTACAGGAAGGCGTAGATAAAGGTTTTGGCGACATCCCGTGTCGGCAAACCCGCCGCCTGTCGGGTCAGGCTGTGAATATCGCCTTCCAGGATGACCCCGGCATATGCGCCGCCGTCGTAGCGCGCCGTGTAATGCGCCAGACAACGCAGCTCAAGCCCGGAAGCGTCCACGCCGACCAGTGCCCGTCCTTGCGGGACACAGAACAACTCCCGGCACTCCGCTCCGTAGGGATTGCCCACCCGCGGCACCTGGGCCAGGTTGGGTTTTGAATGCGACATGCGCCCGGTCACGGTGGCATTCTGGTGAACGTGTCCGTGTATCCGCCCGTCCCCGGCGATGGCATTGAGCCACGCTTCCCTGCCCTCGGACAATTGCCCCAGACGCTTGTTGACGGTGATGTATTCCAGCAGCGGTGGAATGAGCGGGTAATCCAGACCCGACAACACCTCTTCATCGACTTTGGGCTTGCCCTTGTCTGTGAGCTCCTGTGGCTGCCAGCCGTACAGTACGTTGAGCCGGTTGGCGATATGATCTCGACTGGCGGGATTGAATGTCACCTCCCGGTACGTGGTGACTTCGACGCCCTTCTGATAGCCCCGGCGTTTGTCATCGCGCTTGGGGGTGAAGGTGCGCTTCACCTCCTGCCACGGTTCAATCGCAGCTTCCAGTGCGCCTTGTAACTCGCTGCGACGGCGGATGAGCCGACGTTCCAGTTCCAGCGCCTTGTCCAGATCAAACAGAAAACCCTGCCGATGCTGGCGGGCGAGGATGGGAGCCACGGCGTGTTCCAATGTAATTGACTCCGCCGAGAGCGGTTGACCAAGCAGCCGTTGATACAGCCGCTGTGTGACCTGCACATCCCGCTTGCAATACGCCTCCATGTCCTGATTCCACGCGGCCCATGGGTCAATCCCCCCGGCCTTGCACTGCGCCACATAATCCCCTTTCCAGCAGCCCAGACGGTGCCCCCATGCTTCCAGTGTATGACGGCCCATCAGGCGTCCGGGGAGTAAAGGAATCCGCCCCTTTCCTTTACGCAGTGCAAAATCAATTCCGCTCGTATCAGGATACGCCAGCGTGGACATGAGCAGGGTATCGCGGAAACCCTTGACCTTGAATCCAGGATACACCCTGGTCAGTGCCGGAATATCAAAGGCCGCAATATTGTGACCGACAACGACATCAGCCCGTGTCAGTTCAGCAAGTGCGTCTTGTATGCTGTAATCACTTCCCCCTGCATTGTTGCAGGAAAAGATATCGCCCTTCGGCGTGCCGTCCTCATGCACCCACTGCAACGAGATGCAGTGAATCGTATCCAGCGTATCCAGAAGCCCGTTGGTTTCAATATCGAAAATAACAGGCATGTCATTCTCCGATATAGGGATAGTGCTGGACAGGCAGCGCCGTCACACGACGCCGGGCAATCCTCATGTATAAAGGAGGCGCTTCCTTGTAATCAGTCGGGTGAACGCCTTGTGGCCTGTGTGCGTCAAACCCGTCGAACGCATCTTCAAATGCATCTTCCTGCTCAACGGTCTGTTCGGGGTGCAGTTGATAGCCGTAATCCTCAATGTAGTGTCTGATGCGCCGCAGGGTGCGTTCGGTGCCATTGTTGTTCTGGATATACAGGTGTTTATTGAGCGCATCCAGGTACGCTCCTTGTGCGCAGTCAGTCTGTAATTCACCCCTTTGGTCGTACCAGGCAATGAATTGGCTGCACCTGAAATCGAAACGATCAAGATGTTCTCGGGGAGAACCAAACACAAACCCGACGAGATTAAACACACCGCCAGCAGGCACGTGTTTGAATTCACAAAAGCGCTCACAGGCGTTTAGCGAGACAAAATCGCTGTCCTGCTCCATTGCTCCTTTCGTGAAATTGTAATCCTCCCTGCACCTGAAAAAACAATCAATATCCTTGACGGGTGTTTCATCGCAATAGGCGCGCAAACAACCACCGCCAATCATAACAAAATGTCTCACCTGACGCGGTAACGAGTAGTAAAAGGCCTGTGCATATTGGTGCATACTTAACATGATGCCTCCTCAATCAAAACAAAAGGGTCAAGGCGGTCCTCGGGCTTTGGCCGATACCGCCTGAAATGTGGGAGGTGAAGGTGCCCGCTGTGCACGGCGGTCACGGGGAGCGCGCGGTTGCCCGGAGTGGCGGGCAATGGCGCGGGTGTCGTCTGCCCGATCAATCGGGCCGGTGGTCAATCCTGCGTCCGCAGTCTCAACATCATCAGTCCCCTCAAGCGCAAATGGACACGATGACGCCGATGGGTGTGCCACGGGCAGTGATATGCTTTCATCCGCAGGGGGACAGCTTGCGCCCCGCAATTCAATAGGGCTGGTCTCCTTGTCAGACGCAATCTCCTGTGTCGCGGTTTCATCCATAAACGGGTTGTCGGCAGCGTCCATTGCAGATACCGGATTCAGCCGCCCCGTGTCGTGGGTATACAGGTAGTGAACGGTCTTGCCGGTGGACTGTCCGGTATACCGGTCTTTCAAGATCCGGAAAGTGGCGGTGTTGCGCTCGGTTTCATCCTCAGCCTGGGTATCACGCTCAAGCCCGAATGCAAAGTGCGTCCAAAAGCCGACCGCCCGTGAACCTTTGAAGTGACGCAACATCACCCGCCCGCCTTCCTCATGCGGGGTTTTCTCCGGGGTCGCCAGGTGCGAGACCAGATAAATGCACACGCGGTATCTCTGTGCAAATTGCGCAATCCGCGCCATCGTGTCTTCCAGCATTTTCCGCTCATCGGCTGCGCCTGCGGCAAAGCTGGTGAGATTATCCAGAAAAATATGCTTGACGCCTTCGGCGACCGCCATGTGTTTCATCTTGGATTCGATCACGTCCCATTCGGTCGAACCGTAGTGGTCGTACACAAACACCTGACCGTGATCGAGTCGATCAAAGGCGTCCGATAATGCGTCCTGTGTCCAGCTTCCATCCGGCACGTGAAAACGCTGGTGCGCCACTTTCCCGGCAAGCCGCTTTGCGGTCTCCACAGGGGGCTGTTCCAGAAAGAACAAGCCGACCCGCTCGTCAGTGTCTGTGGCTATAAAGGCCGCTTCCTGCATCAACCAATCGGTCTTGCCGACCCCGGTCCCCGCACCGAAGGTATAAACCTCGCCGTAGCGCTTGCCAAAGGTCAGTGCTGTCAGCCGCTGATCGTGCCAGGGCATGCCGATGTCCACCGGGGTGAGTGCTTTCTCCTTGAGCGAGCCGAAAGTGACAATGCCGTCCGGGCGTTTGGTCCGGGCTGACCACATGGCCGTGATAATCGCCTCCGCCTGGCCTTTTTGCAATAACTCGGACGGGTCTTTGCCAGGCAACTGTGCGATCTTGGCCTTCCCCGGCGTCAATAACAAGGCGACCTCCTGCGCGGCTTTCTGTCCCGCCTCGTCCATGTCAAACATGAGGATGACTTCATCAAATCCTTCTACCCATTCAAGCTCGCGCTTGATCGCACGGGCCGCGCCCTGTGCGCCATTGGGCACAGACACCACCGGCCATTTCAGCCCGTTGGTCTGGGCCACCGAGAGACAGTCAATCTCGCCTTCGGTCATCACCAGGCGGCGTCCAGGCTGCCACAAGTGCTGACCAAACAATCCCGCCTCTTTGCCATCACCAATGAATTTGAAATCCTTGTTTTTGTATCTCAACTTCTGGGCGACAATCTGGCCATCACGTTTGTAATTGGCAATCTGTACGGTCTTGCCCCGACTGTCCTTGCCCACCCAATACCCATACTTGCGGCAGGTGTCCTCACTCAATCGGCGCGTTTTCAGTCTGATCGGTTCGCCGTGTAAAAAATCACGCATGGCAGGTGCCCTGTTGGAGGAGGTTGACAAGCGGACATCCGCAGCACGTTCGTAATATCCGCAGCCAAAACAATAGGCCCCGCCATCGGTATAGCGGGCAAGGTTGTCCCGGCTCGCACATTGAGGACAGACTTCCTTATGTGAGTAACGGGCTTCATCGTCCATCACGCAGTACCGCCCACATGCGATGTCGGTGCACGATGCCCACACGGCGTCTCAAGACCTCACGAATCAGCAGCGACAGGCGGGTGACGCGGGTACCGCTTATGGCGTACGCAAACGCCAAGCGCATGGCGGTGGGGTATACGATTGTTTTCACATTGAAATGTCCGTAACGGGAATGAAGGTGCCCGCCTCCGCCATGATGGATGCTCCTGAACACTCACCAATAGCGGAGACGGACAACGGCAGGCACGCCTAGGCTGATTCCGGCGTAGTGGCGTCTTTAATTTGAGAAATAAGCTCATCCATAAACGCACTTAATGCAGCCGCTTTTACTTCCTCCTTGTCAAGCGTATTGAGTAATATCTTTGAAGTGGCGTCTTTAATTTGAGAAATAAGCTCATCCATAAACGCACTTAATGCAGTCGCTTTTACTTCCTCCTTGTCAAGCGTATTGAGTAATATCTTTGAGTGGCTTTTCAATTCCTCATACTCACTGCGGCTGAGAACAACCGCGTCTTTACCGATTATAAAACCAACTTTCTCGTTCATGTCTTTATTCCAGGCCAGTCAGGGGAATACACGGCGGGTTTGTCCGCGTCAGTCATCAGTTGCCGCAAAGCGGCGTATTGTTCAGGCGTGAAGGTATCCGCAGGGCGCAAGGAATCATCGACGCCGCCAAGCAAACACACCTGCCAGGCGCGGGCGTTGTCAGCGCCTGCCAGTACGCCAGGCTGGTTCAGGGGGCGTCCGGGGCAGACCGTACCGTCACCCTCAATCACGTAGTGAACGGCGACTCTGGAATACCCCTGAAAGCGGTGGCGATGGGCCAGTTGTGCCCCGGTCCTGATCTCGTCAGGTCGGGTCATGCTGGCGCACACATACAACATCTCCACCGATTGCAGCGGTTTCAAGCGCATGCGTAAATGTGAACCTCGGTTTTGGGATGTTCGTCCTTGTCTGCAAAACGCTTGCTGGATATCAGACCGACGACTTGACGGTCATCCTGCCAATACCCGCCGACTTTGGTAATCACATCCAGTGGCCCCTTGGTGTAGTTGTCGATATCACCTTTGGGATAAGCAAGCCTGGTTGTTTCAGGCTTGCGCACGATGACTTCGATCTCCACCCATAACGATCTTGCGATATCAAGATGCAATGTGCCGGGAGATAACCAGCGCTCGGCTTGCTGCTTCCACGCCTTGTAGGTCTTGCCATAATACGTTGATCGTTTGGTCACGCGGGGACGGCTAGCAGGCACCGGGTCAAAGGGAAAGATCAGGGAGGCCAGCAATCTGACCTCCTGGAATTGTTCCCCGATGTCAGGCGTTTCAATAATCGCCGTCATCGTCGTCATCGGCCCCTTTGTCATATCCAACAACAGCATCCGCTTCATCATCCTCAACGTCGTCATCGGTATTAAACCAGGGTGTGCGGGCAGTGGGGGCATAGCCTTCTTCCTCCTCAAACCCGTAGTATTCAGCACTGCGGTTCCCGGCTTCCACCAGTTCCAGCACCTGCACCGCCCGCAATTGCAGCGACAGGTAAAACAGTCTGGACGAAGCCACGTATGTGCCGAAGGTTTCAAAAGCGACTTTCAACACGCTGCCGCCGCCGATGGCCGGGACCGGATCCAGCTTCCCGCCTTTGGCGTCAAAAATATCCGGGGACATGGTGTATTCCTTCCCGGTCCGTCTGGATTTTCCCTTGGCCGTCATCTTGAATGTCAACAGCCTGCGCCCGGTGGGCTCGCCGTCTGCATCGGTTTCCTTTTTGCTGATCGGGGCAGGCTTTGCGCCTTTTGCCTGTTTCGGGTTATCCCGGCTCCATTTTTCAAAATCCTCATCGCGCTTGTCTTTCAACGCCTTGATGAGTTTCTTGAAATCCCCATCATCAGGGTCAAAGGCCAGACACACCGTGTATACGCCGTCCGGGTTGTATGTGTCGGAAGGAGCGTCCAGAAAGGCCCAGACCGCCTCCGCTTTGGGAGTCATAAATTGTTCGCGCTTGTTGCTCATCGTGTTCATCTCTCTGTGTGGTGGGTCAAACATCGGGGAAAATCAACACCGCCGCGCCAGGCATCAGCGACGGTGTTATGGAAAGTGAGGCAGCAGTTCGCCTTCGGTATATTGGCGTACTGCATTCAAGGTGTTGACCTGGCGATACCGGCAGTCCTGTTCCATGCGCGCCACAACGCGCTGCACTTCCAGCGGGTCAATCCCCAATACCCCGCAGACATTGCGATAGGCGCACGCCAGGGCGATCACCTGTCGGGCGGGACTGCCCAGACGTTGCAGGGCATCAATCACTGCAAACGCGCCTCGTGCTGCGCTGTCCGGGGATTGACTGTGCAGGCTGTCAAGCACCCGTGGGCGTATCGTTCCAACGTATTTCATCTTGATATCTCATGGTGTATGTTCTCGATATGCGTTTGTTTCAGGCAAAAAAATACCCGGACTCCAGCACCAGATTCAGATCAAGCGTGCCTTTCGGCGGCAACGGCGGCAGCTTTGCCGCCACCTCTGGCGGGAGCTGTTCTTCAAGCTGTCTGCGAAAATCATCCAGCACGTCAGTCTCGTATTGATCAACAAACGCCTGTCTCAATGCGGCGGCGAGTATGGAGGTGTTCCCGGCGTGTGTCCCGAAGGAATCGTGAATCATCGCAAAGGCGGTGATGCCGTTGACCACTGCGAGATTTGTAGTCAGCATCATGTGGCTGGCGTCGCATGAATGGACGAAATTGGGACTGATGCCCAAGGTCTGTTTGCGGCGGTCAAGTTTGCTGCCTTCAAAAGCGACTGTCAAGTCTACCCGTTTCCCCGCGACATGTACTTTCACTTTAACGCCTTCTACCGCTTTATATTCCTGCAATACCGGAAATCCAGCAGGGGTGGTCCAGCCAACAGGTAAATTCACGGAGGACGCCACCTTGGATGCCTCCCGCAGCCATTCCATCACCGCTCTGGCTGCGACCACCACCTCCCCGATACATTCCCATAATATCCCGGTCAGATATATGGCCAAGTTCCAATCATCCAGCCCTGCCTCTTTCAATTCCGACAGCACCTGTGCGCGGATTCCGCTTTGGGTGACGCCATAGGGTAACGTCATCACCGGACGCTTGACCATATTGCGTGTCAGTTGCCCGTCCAGTTTGATGGCCTGTTGATCCCCCGCCTCGGCAAAGGCTTTGATTTTCTCCTGCGCCAGATCACGTACACGGGTATAAATATCAGCAGGGGCTGCTTGCGGGACAAGATTGGTGGCCGCGCCGCCTACCGCATCCCGAAGCATCGCCGAAAAATTCTGCAATCCGTTACACGAGCCGTCTAAAGCAATCGGGAGACGGGAGATGTGATCTTGCCCGTTGAACTGATACCCCATCCACTCAAAACACGCCGCCAGCGCACAAAATGGTGCGTCCGCATCCATCCAGAACCGCTGTCCGTCCAGCGGGTCAAGCGCCGAGTCCAGGAGCTGATCTGCATGCGCGTGTACCCAGGCAATACGCTCTTCAAACGACACCTTGTCCACACCAAACATGTTCGCAATGTGAACCGCCAGCCAGTATGCACCATCCTCCCCAAGCGGCAGTCCTTCGGCAAAGTGCAAAACTCCCTTCGCCATATCATCGCCCTGGGGATTCAGCAGCGGGGGCAGCGGATACGCGCGGCCTCGAAAATCCAGATTGCAAGGAAACCAAATCGCCGGGTACTGCGCAAACTCCTTTGCCAGTTTGATCTTCTCGCCCGCCGCCACCTGCTTTGATACGCTGCGGGCGTTGCTTTCCCAAATGGAAGCCCGCTTGCGCTTCCATGCGTAAAATTCGCCTCGATGATGCTCCTTGTAATAGTCAGGGTCGCGCGCCAACATGGCCGGCGTCTCGGGCAGTTCCAGTAATTCACGGTCGGGCAGTCCGGCCTCCCCTCCCCCCGCTTCCCACAACGTTTGCATCACGTCAAGGACGGGCACGTTGATCTTCCACGGCGTGGCCTGAATGGCGTTCACCGCGGCGTACACCTGCGGCATATTCGCCTGTTCCAGTTCCTGCTTGTACGCCCGGTTGCGGGTGCGCACCAGATCGGCACGTCTCCCCAAATGGGTCAGATAACCTCCGTCTGTCGGCGTCGTCCACGGACGCGGAGGAATCACCATCGGCAACAGCACAGGATGAAACAATCCGGCGCTCTCATGGGCCTGTTCCAGCCAGTCCAGTATCTTCTGATTGCCATCAATCACCAACAGTGAGGCTTTCTTGCCGGTGCGCTTCACGACGATTTCAATCAGCCCCGTCGCCTCGACAAACAACTCAATCAGCTTGGTGCCAAGCAACAGCGCGTCCCGGTCATTCAGCACCTGCCGGTGCTCCGATGCGGCATACGCCACATGGTGCCGCATCACCGTCATCGCGTGCCGGGGGGAGGTGGATTTTTTCAACTTGCGCTGTATCACCGTGTGCAAACCGGGGTGTTCCCGATTCAGCATGCTGAAATTGATCTCGTTTTCAACTTCCTTGCCGAGCCTGATAGCCGCGCTGGCCAGCTTGGGGTTGTTCAACGCCAGCGCATTCACGCACGTGACCGCCGCCAGGTACGCCAGAACGTGAACATCCATGCCCTGGATGTGCTTGAGTGCCGCGTGACGCTTGCCCGGCCTGCCGGTCCGGGCGTCCTCAATGAAACGGCGTATCGCATTCGCGGTGGCGTCGATGGATTCCAGCACCAGCTTATGCCCCGGTCCGGTGTGCGCTTCCAGCCCTTTCTCCCGCTTCTTGTCCAGCATCTTCTTGTAGCGCGTGCTCCCGCGTGTCTGGCTCTCACGTTCCAAACGCATCTGTTCGGCGTGTAAATCAACATGCGGCTCAATCGTCATCATACTCTCTTCGGGTTTAATGTGGGCACAACAACAGCGCCCCGCACAAAGCCAGGCGTGCCTGTTGACCTGCAACCGTTCACCGGCTGCGTCAGGAAGTGTTCCGAACACGGGAAAGCGCGTCAACAGGCGCGCGCAGACAACACCTGTTCAGGGTCTGATTGCGAAAGGCGTGTCTCCGATACCGGCCTCCCGCAAAGCAGGCGTGGCCCCCAATCCGGCACTCCACCCGTCACCCAAAGTGACGGGCTTGACGTAACCCCTTGAAATGTAAGGTGCGGCACAATTTCAAAACTGGATTGTGATTCCAGATGTCGGGGGTTCGAGTCCCCTCAGCCACCCCATCTGCATCATGGGCAGCATCATAAGCGCCTGATTCGGTTTGGGTTTCCG